GGTGTACTTGAGTTCTTTCATCCAGTCATTCCGAGTGTTTCAACTGGGTGAAGTATAATTTATATATCTAATCTTTTTTAATAAAAAGAAAACTTTTCTCGTGGCCTCTTTCCTTATATTCTCTCTTGAAACTAATAGAACTAATATTTTCTATTACTTTCGTCACTCACCACTATCCACTGTCCTAGAGGCTTTCACCTCCATTCTATTACTTCTATTAGTCTATTAGTCGTTTTTGTTAATTTTTTAAAAAAAAGTTAAATCTTTCACAGAACAATATAACTAATATCCAATATCGATCGCTGGGCATAAAAAAGCCCCAGTCCACCTAAATGAACTGAGGCCATCAAGTCTATTTCAGGGTAGAAGGATGCCTTGAGTCCCTAAAATAGTTTCGGCGTCTTGATCAACCGTTAACCTCACCCAAGGCATGTTCTTTTTCTACGGTGGGAAACTCAGCGTCTTCTGCTAAAGTATCTCCTAGAAGCACTCCGTCACTTGTAACGATAAACTCGTTACGGTGTTTTCCTGGAACGCTTTTGAACTCGTTAAAAAACTCGGCCCACACCTCGCTGTCGTAAGTGCGGAACCTCGGATCTCTGTTCATCCGGTAGTTAGTGTAGTTGAGTAAGTGATTCAACCACAATTGTCGGGCATCTTTCCAAACGATTGTCTGTATTGGTTCGAAGCCAAGGTTGTCCACCCAGCTCTCGGTAAGGTCTGCAACGTATGGGTTCACATAGCTGTATGTGATTGCCATGTCGAACACGTTCGGTACTGCCGCTCGCATATCCATCAACACGCTAGTGTCTGAAGTGCACACCATCTGGTGCGCTTCGAGCATGCCCCTTGCGTACCGGTCTGCAATGTCATCGGGCCACTTATAGTAGTCCCTCAGAAATGGCATGATGATTTTCGATTGATAGTCGGATCTATCCATTGTTGGTCTCCTGTTTATTGGTTTGTGTTTCGTGTTCGTCTACCCATTTGTGAATCTGCTGGGCGGGGCTGCGATAGCCCTCCCTGCTGATTCGGTTCAACCGTCGGTAGACCTTTTCTGGTAATTCGATGGTAAGTCTATTACGCATTCTCATACTTCTCCTTTCTATTCAAGTTAAGTGTTTCTTGGAATGGCCTCGTAAAAGGCCACTCGCAGAACAACTCAGCCCTCCATGCCACGTTCCTCATTCCATATCTTCGTTGCCTTCGGAAAGTAAGCCTCTTTCAACTTTTCGATAGCGTTGCGGCGTACTTCCTTGGCCGCTTCTGTGGTTTCTACCTCGTCCTCTGTGTAGCAAGCATCGGCCATTAAGGTGCAAAGCTCCTGTCCCGTGAGTTCGACCGTGTAGATCTCGTTTGGTATTCGGCTCATTATATTTCCCCCCATCCCGCAGATCGTAGCCATGCATTATCTGCTTCGGCCAACGACTCGCGGTGCTCTCGTTGTGATTCGCATTTCTCGCACAGGATCATCTGACCGTATATTCCGGTGGATCCACAACGGTACTCCACGATCTTATAGTCCCAGCCTTTCGGTACTGAGACTTCTATTCTGTTATCGCACATCTCTTTCTCCTTTCTATTGGTTAATGAAACTAAGTGTTTCTTAAAACGGCTTCCTTTCGAAAGCCGCTCGTAGAACTACTCAGATAATCTTTGTTAAGTATGGGTGACAGTGGCTATCGTAAGTTAGCCCTACCATTCGAGTACTCCGTGTAACAGGATCGTTCCACGATAGAATAATCCATTCTCCAGGATCTGTGGAATCTGTTTCAAGCCACTCCGTAACGGTCACCGTATCGGTGGGCTTTTTCCATAAAACCTCACCTTTGCTTTCGAACCCCACTCCGTAGTGGTCTATGTAGTAACCGTCTACTTTCTCATCAAGATCCAGTAGCTCTGTCGACATGTCGTCAAATCCAGAACCTTGTTCGGGTAATACGTCGGCCTTACTCAGCACATCAACCAACTCCGTACTAAACTCACAAGTTCTACAAGGTCTTTCGGAAAACATTCCAATAGTTATATCTTTTAGATCCATCTTTCTACCTTTCTAATCGGTTTTTAAAATCCCGCGCGCGGGCGCGGGGCTACCCCTATTTTAACGCGGCGATTACCGCGAAAAAAGTACCAATTAAAACGAATTACTTTCGGTTCCTTCTTTCGGCCTAAAAATCACAACACATATCCCGCTCAACTCCTGAATTACTTCAGGAGCGTGCGTGGGGCATTGTTCTAGCCAAGCCTTCAGTTCTGCGTTATCCAAATTTCGTCTCCAACTGTTGTACTAAACCCTTCGGTAGAAAGTCATTCGGGTTATCGTAATTAATGTTCGTCTTCAGTGGAATGACCGATATCTGTATCGGTCCACATCTCACTATAACGTCCATAATCACGTAGTTATGAATTCCCCAAACGTCTCGCTGTGTTTCGTAGCCGAGGCTCTCGATAAAATCGCCGACGATGTCGGTTCCGTTCCAACCGTCACCGTCTCCGAATCCAAACTTATCGAATGCTTCTTCCCATTCCCACTCGATTACTTCTCTAGGCATTGATTGACCTCCCGAGTCGAGCGGGTATCACAACCGAGTGGTTGCAAGCGCCACAGCATCTCCCGTCGGCCACGGGCTGGGCGTTATGTCCGTCGCTCCAGAATATTTTACCATCGGGTGCTTTTTGTGCTTCGATAGTTCCTTTGCAAATTACACATTCTTTTCTCATCTTCGTTCCTTATATCTGATTAAGTTTTTGTGGTATCTAAAAACAGTCGGTGCTCTTTCTGATCCCACGTATTGGTGCGCGATGTATGTAAAGTCATACGATTGCGCTTCTAGGAATCGAACGCGAGTGGGTTCATCCCCCTCGACATCCGACTCCCAAGATCCTCGGCCCACTAGTCGGGTGCGTTGTTCCGTAAACGATTCAGGCCACCCGTCTCCAACGTAGACCTCAATCGTTTCGTCGTTTGGGTTAACTGGTTGCCAGTTTTCCATCTTCCTCACCCCAGTCCTTACGGTCTGTCGTTTCGTAGTAGCCTAAAAGATATTCAGCTTTTTGTTCGTCACTCATGTCTTTTTTCTCGACACGTTCCGACGAGTAGCTGGCTTTCTTGTAGTAGTGGGGGTCTTGTGCTCGATGGTAGTACGCATCGGCTGACCCTCGGTCGTAGGCTGATCCATGTCTTTTATCCACGGCTTTCTCCTTTCTGGTTTTAGGGTGGGCGGTAGAAACCGCCCGTTGGGATCTTCTTCCTGTTCTTCATCAATGAAGACTAGGTCGAATGTTTTCATAACTTTGTCTAGTTCGTTTTGCATACTACCCTCTACTGTTGTTGGTTCGAGTGTAGAGCTTCGCGTCGAACCCAGTGAGGGTGTAACTCGTCGTCGTACTCTTCGACGTAGTGGAACGGTTGTCCCTCGCCGAAACTAATCACTGGTAGAAGCTGCAATGCATCCTCTACGACAGTAATCGCTTTTTCGATATTGTAGTCACCGTTAACTTCTACGTTGTCTACCACAATTCGTAACGCTTCTTTTATATCCATGAGATCCCCTATTGGTTTTTCTTTCTGACGTCACCGCCAGTGCTGGTTTTTAAACGCTCGCGTCCTTCGTCTGATATATTCAGCGAACCGTATGTATCGGTATCGGCGTGGCATAATAGACAAAGTGGCTCGAGGTTTTCTAATTCGTTATTGGTATTGTCCCCATCTTTGTGGTGTACTTCTAAGTGTTGGGGTTTATAGTCCCAGTTGCATGCACCACACTTCAGGCCGTGTATTCGTAACACTAGCTTTCGCAGCCCTCGCGACCTGTAATCAGTGCCTTTCTTAGTTCGTTTTTTCACCGTGTGTTCGCCGGTGCATTGTCTCGAACAAAAGATTCCGTTCTTTTGTGAGTACCTGTACTGGAACGCAGTGCCGCAGTTCTTGCAGTCTGACGTTCCCCAGTACTCTGGGTTTTTTGCTGTTTGCATACTATCTTCCTATGTGTTTGATGTCTGATTCGGGAATAACTTGGTAAGCACCTTTGTTATACGCGGGTGCTACAGTGACTCCTGGAATCTTCTGTGCTGTACGCTTCTGCGTACAATCTGTAGTCGGCAATCGAGACGGGTAATCCGCTCGGTCGACGGTGTGAGGTAACGGCTCGGGCCGTCTAAGGGGCCGGTCAGGTACAGGTCTAGCAACCTTACGGGTGCTATGCATCTTGTAGCGTCTGGGCATATCTTTCTCCTTTCTAATCGGTCTAATCGCTCCCGCAAGTAGCGGGGCTACCCCTATTATAACCCCGCGATTAAAACGAAAAAAGTAGGAATTAAAACGAACTTTAAGGAGCGGGGCATTTTCGGCAGACTCTTAAATAGATTGGCCAACTCTCTCCCTCCTTCTTTATGTGGTGAAATGCAAGTAAACTTTTCCATTCTTTACAGACAGTGCACTGTCTTATTACATCAGGTATTTTCGAAGAAGTCATCCGGCCTGTATCTTCTTTCGCAATCAGGACAGTAGAGCATCTCTTGCGTACAAGTCTCTTGGTAGATCAAGCCTACTTCACAGTCCTTACACTGTTCATTCGCTTCCAACACTTTCTCCTTTCTCGAGCCATTTCTCAACTAATTCACACCCGTGTTTCCAATCTCGAGTCACAACGGTTTCCATTGGTTTTTGGTTTTCTGGTACAAAAATCTGTAGAGTCCATAGACCGTTCCGTCTTACGGCTAGAACGTCCACGGGCTGTGCAACATCGACCATCTCACTTCTCCTCTGGCTTGTGGTAGAATCTGCCGTAGCCTACGCTTTCCACATCCGTCTGTAAAAACTGTGCTATCTTATTGATAGAGGACTCGAGTTCCTCCTCGCTCCCCGTTTCGTTGAGGTGCGTCCAGAGTTCATTCAACCCCTCGACCGCTGTCTCGCGTCTGGGTGATTGTAGATCCCAGATGTTCAGATTAATCATCAGATTACCTGTGACGTTGTCTCTTAGCACATCGTAGCTCCACGCATCGTCTTGCTCTCTTCGTAGAAAGTCATCGAGGCGAGCCATAAAATCTCCAGCTGTGTTCATAATTTACCCTCTGGTGTTAAAATTAATCTTTCTTTGTCGAATCCTGGTCGTCGGCTGTTTAATCCAAACAGCTTTTTCTTTTCGCTCAGAGCACGCTCGGTGCTTGCTCCTGGAGGAACCTGTTCGATCGAGCCTCCTTTCTTAAGGAACTCCTCGACCTGTTTATTTAATTCTTCGCTATCCATGTTTCCCTCTTCTATTGTCAGTAGTTGTAGTAGTTGAAGCGATTCGAGGCAAATTCAACGTGTCCTCTACCCTCGACAGTGCCAAGAACCATCCTGTCGATTCGTTGCTAAAACACGTCCCGATGCAACCCCACTTCATCGCTCCTTTTCTGTCCTCAACCAACATACTGCGATGGTTGGGCGGTTGAACGGCTTTCGCCGCAGGAATCCTCCCCGACGCCACTACTCGCCGGATCTTATGACACATCGGACAATTAAATATCCTTATTATCTCTTACCAGCCTCCTGTGTAGATGCGGAGGTATTTCTGGTAACTTCTTCGACAACAACATATGCCACCCACAAGTCTCACACTGTATTGAATGATACTTCGATTCGTCTGGCTTATCGAAGCTAAACCATTCTCCGCAGTTCTCATCAGGACATATTGTTGCATCGCCTTCCATTAATTCGTAGAGTATGTCTAGTTCGTCACCCTCCTCGTCGTAAAAATCATTAAAGGCACTGTTCAAGAACTCTTCGTCCGAGTCGTGCGAGTATCTAAACTCGGTGTCGTATCGTCGCACTCTACCGTTATATCGAACGATAGTGTCGAGCGTTCCGTCATCAATTATCTCTGCTTTCATACATTTTCCTTTCTCTCTTTCTAAAAAAGACCCGTCTTCGGTCGCGAGTGGGTCAGGCTCGCGCTTTAGGTGCTGAGAACAGCTAGGGGATCTGTTCGGCAAGGAGTCACCTTGACCTCCCCCTATTCTAATTCTCTTTGACATTTACGCCTAATGATTCCGTGCAATCATCTTTTCTGTTCGTTCCCAAAAATCCCTCATTCGGGGATCAGCTGCTCTAGCCGCTGCTTGGTTAACTGCTTGAATTCGTTGGGCTTTTTTCGTTCCAATGTAAGTTGATTTCATTTTACTCTCCAAACGCCGGTTTGTCCATTTCTTGTCTCCCTCACAAACATACCACGTACATTGGTTATTCCAACCTTTTTAAGTTGGTGTCTTTGTGAGCTAGTGAAGCTGGCGGCTTCTTTTATCGTTTCGAAGAATATACATTCTCCAATATCTAGGAGTGGAAATTTTGCGGTGCGTCCTGGCCTCCCATGATGTACGGGGGCAGGGATGTCTTTTAATATTTCCCCTATCGGGTGTTGTTCTGACATAAGTTTTCCCTAAAGTGGTCTAGGGGCTTTCGCCCCCTTTCCACGTGTTGTGTTACCCAATCCGCTTGATGAAACCTTCGTCAACTAACCGTTGCTTGTAGCAAGCAATAATTCGTCGCTTCTGGTTTTCGGGCTTCTTAGTGTTGGGCATCGACAAAACGCCTTCCTCAACACATAAGTCCACGAGTTGCTGTAACGTAAAGTCCTTAGCGTTAAATGCTTTAGACTCGATATCCCCCGACATACCGTGAACCAATGCCAGACATTGTGGTGTCGGTGGCTTTAGCGCATCGGCTTTCTTACCCGTGTAAGCAAAACGCTGCAATGCCCTACCGGTCTTTTGAACCGTAGGGGCAGGTATGCCGTTCTTGTTTGCGACAGGTTTCGCTGGCGCGGTTTTTGCCTTCGTCGCCGAAGGACTTTTTGCAGTTGCTGCTGCCATGGTATTTCTCCATTCTACTTTCTATTTAAAGCTGCTCTAAAGAACAGCCGGTCTATTACTTTACTAGTCCTGCACTAAGAAGTAAAGGACTAGTCTTTGAGGTCTGGGTCTTGGTTGACATATGCCCCCGTAGGCCCAAAGTCCTCGTCCTTTTGAAAAATTGATTCCAATTCTTCTAAAGAATTAGCTAATTTAGCTACGTCACGAGTCACAACGTCCATCAAATTGTTAACCTCTTCCAATAAGAGCGTTACCTTTTCGATAGCTTCTTCGACGTCTTCATCCACTATTCGACCCTCCATACTCGAACGCCGCTGCGCTGTTTCTTGGTTTTAGGGTCATTCTCTAACGAAATACGTGAGGTGAATTTCCATTCAGGATCCTGTTTCTTACTGTGAGTACGCCAAGACTGGTCTAGTCGGTTCTTTAACCGCTTAGACGTGTCGTCATCGTCATCAGGAGTAAAAAACAAAGAGTTTCCTACTTCGAATATCGGCCAAGGGTATCGACTCCCTCGGGTTCCTCTCGTATCTTTAGGTATAGGATAGACATTATCGGTGTCTAGCTCGATACCCTCCCATTCGTTATCCGTCATATTGTTCCCCTTGTGGTACTGGTATCATGCGCTCCCGTATAGGAGACGCCCATTCGTCTAGTAAGTCATCGTGTACTGCAAACTCGTCGGATAAACCGCAATTTTGGTCGTACATCCTAAGCGGAATAACCTCTGCTAATTCCTCAGCTACCTCACGCATGGCGGGGGCTGTACCCCCGTCCTTGCGCAAGAAGTTCGCAACCGCCCAGACTCTACTAATCAGTTCTTGGTCTAGCACAACATGGTTGTGAAGTTTTACTACACTTCCCATATTAAGCCGCCTTCGCGTAGTCAACCGCAAGCTCAAGAGCTTGTGTCTTACGCTTAGAGCTGTCACCAAACAAGGCGTTGTACACTCGGTTCTCACCTGTACGCATATGGTCCTCAACGTAAGTCACGGCGTTAACCGCTCCCCACCAAGTCCCCTTAGCTGAGTTTAGGTTAGCTCCTGGAGATTGCTCCAAGGCGTCTACCACCAAGTTTGAAAACTTGCTAAACTCGTCTCGTAAAGGTGTGATCTCACCAACCTTCTTACCGTCTGCCTTAAGGCGTCGGGTTTCTTCGTATTCTTCGAACACGGCGGGTTGGTAAATGCGAGCAATGTACTCTAATACGTTAGAGTGCTGTGCTTTCTTCTTAGCTAAGAACTCAGCGGTTTGTTGGAACTCAGCTGTCGTCTCTTTCATAAGACCGACTGCCATAGCCGCTTCCCTAGCCATGTCCTCGTTAAAGTCATGTATATGACTCATACGAAACTCACCTTTTGCTTCCTTACCAAGTGCGAACTGCAATGTATTGTTACACACAACTCGTATCTCGGTGTCACGAACCAACAACTTATGTCCTGGTTCGTGGGGCTGTCGAAACAACAAGTAGTCGTTTATTTCGTCGCCTCCAGGAAGTTCAAAGCCCCCGTTCAATTTAGCGAGTGCCCAAATGTCTTTACCGCCGCGTAAGCTGCCGGCAGTTTCCATTGTGACGTTCGTCTCTTTAGCAAACTTCTGAAAGAAGTCGAAGATACGCTCGTTTTGTACGGGTATATAGTTGGGGCCGCAATGCCCGAGGATCGAGTTGTCAGTATCCCTAACAATAAAATTACTGCTGGGGGTCTGCATCAACCCAGAATCGTCCCCGTATTTGGGGGTGTCGATTGTGTATCCTGGACGTTTGCTAACAGACCAGTCAAGTCCTGCCGCAACCATCATTTCACGTGGGGTCAGGTTCGGGTCGACTTTTACGCCTTCCCCGTGCCAAGGCACGTCTCCTGTCCACGCCATCGTCTCTACTGCTGCTACCATAGGTAACTCCTATTCTACTTTCTATTCCCTTTCGGGGTCTTTGGTAGGCGGCATGCCGCGCTACCTTTTATAGTATAACTTGCCGATTTTTAAGAAAAAAGTACGAATTTTAACCATTTTTAAAGACTTTAAGGAGTAAGCCCCATTCGTACGGAGATTCTAGGTGGAGAGTTGGCTCACTCTTCCAAGTCAAAGTCTTTAGCTGCGCTAGGTCTACTACCCGAAATAACTTTATTTCTTTCTCTTTTTGCACTAACACGTAACACAGCCCTCCAAACTTAGCTCTCGTTGACATCCAAGCAATCTGCATCGGACTCAGCGTTAACTGGTTTCCTTTGATCGATTTGAGCTCGATCCAAAATTCCTTTCCTTCATAGCAACAGTTGACATCAGGAACTCCTGCAGCGGTGATTCCCGTCTCGATCCTTTGTAAGTGAAGCTGGTTCTTCAGATTCGTCTTTAACGAATTCCAGAGTCGAGCTTCTTTAGGCATCAGTCTTTGTAAAAATAGTCGCCTTCTCCTAGGCTCGATCGGCTCACAATCTGCCAAATTCGTTGTTTAGTCAGCCCGTACTTTTCTCCGAGTAGAGCTAGGGTGATATCCCCTTTGCTATACTCTTCGTAGATCGATCGGTAGAGCTGTCTATTTTGTTCTTTCTGTTCGTCACTAATACCTTTACTCATTCTGCAGAGTCTCCCCAAGTTTCTCCATATTCTGCGTCCACAACTAGTGGTACGGATAAGTCTACGCATTCTGACATTTTCTCCATAATAAATTCACCTTCCTTCTCCGATTCGACCGAGTAGTCGAGTTCGTCATGGATTTGTAAGTGAGGGATATACCCCTCTTTCCAAAGGTCTAACATCGCAATTTTCGTCATGTCTGCTGCCGAACCCTGAATTAGCCTGTTCAGTGCTTTGTATGTGTAAGAACGTCTTATGTTCCCGTAGGTATCTCGCGCCTCTTCTTCTGGTAGAGGTAGACCGTCCCCGTGGACAGGCTCCCATCGATCAAATCGGCACTTTCTTCCTCCGAGTGTTTTTATATGTCCTCGCTCTAATGCCACCCTAGCACACTGATCTTGTAACGCTCTAATGAACGGTACTCTATGGTGGTATTGGTCGAGTAGAGTGCGAGCTTCGTCCTCCTCTACCCCCAATTCTTTAATTAACTTGGCATGACCCATCCCGTAGGTGAGTCCTAAGTTGATATTCTTGGCTTGTTTTCTAGGGATATTAGCCATATCCGCTACAATCTGGTGGAAATCAGCTCCGTCTTCCGAGTAGGCTTTAACCGCGTCTGCTGCTCCCCGTAGGTTCATCTTATTAGCGTAATGTACGGTTAATCTAGGTTCCTGTTGGGAATAGTCGAACGCCCCCCAGATCGCGTCCTGTTCCGGTATAAAGAGGGATCTAATTAGCTTCCCTAGTTCGGGGTCTCGAGCGGGAACCTGCTGTAGATTCGGGTTCGTATAGCTAAACCGACCGCTTACCGTCCCTCCTGAATCGTTTCTAAGGGGGTGGGCTTCCGCGTGTATCCGACCGTTAGACTGATGACCGAGTATCATCTTCTCAACAAAGGTAGTTCGAGCCTTATTAATCTTTCGGGCCTGAACAATCATTTTTGGTAGATCGTGGTCATGGGCTTCTAACCACGGGGCTTGGAAACTCGCCATACCTTTCTCGGTACGTGGATACCAGATATCGTTAGCTTCAAAAGCCTTCTGAATCGAGGCGTTAGCCCAGATTTCTACAGTAGTTCCAAACTTTCTCTTAAACTCAACCAGTAGCTGCTGTTCTTTTTTCGACAGTTCTTCGGCTACTTGTTCTGCTCGATCTAAATCAACTCGCACTCCTTTCCATCGCATCTCAATCAACAGTGGAATCAAGTCACACTCTAGCTTGAAAATCTTTTCTAATCCTTCTTCCTGGATTCTAGGGTAGAGCTGATTCCATAACTGTAGAGTGAGTACTGCATCTTGCTCTGCGTATGGACCGACATACTTAGCCGGTAAAACATACATCCCCGACTTGGGATTTACTCCCCATGATCGAGCGGCGTCTTCTAACAGAGATTCATCCTTCTCTGACGCACAGTAGTCCTTCCCCAATGCGTTAAGAGAGTATGAGCGGCGGTGTTCGTCGAGCAGAGGAGCAGCAAACATCGTATCGTAGATTTGACACGTTAAGTCTATGCCCTCGCGCTTCAACCAACCCACATCGTAGAGTGCATTGTGGAAAACTAAAGGACCCTTATGGTTGGTAAGGGTGCGCTTTAGCCAACGCAGCACTATTTCTTCTTCTAAGTTCCCCCCGCCTTCGTGTCTAATGGGTAGATACCCACTCCACGAGGAAGAGGCAATCGCGATGCCTACAATATGTCCATCACCCGCCGCCCATCCTGGCCCCCTTTCACGGAGAGCTGGGTCACAAGTCTCTAAGTCGATCGCCAACAGTTCCTTCTCGTCAAACCGAGGTAGAACGTCGGGAGCCGACCAGTTACTTTCTGGAGTGATTAGGGGTATCTGTCTCTGATTCATCTTCTTCTTTCTTATTGTGTAACTCTGGGTCGAACTTCTTCAATTTAACTTTAGCAGCCTTGTTCCATTTCATCTTAAAGAACAACACTAAAACCTTTAGTCTGAACCAGTAGTTGATTCGTCTTTTGACTCCCAATGTTCTATCCTCCCTGTTATGTTATTGCTTCTAATTTCGTCCTCTACTAAGAATAGGTATCGTCTTAGATCCCCTATGTCGTCCAGCAGACCGTCCTCTCCGGTGTATTTACCACCGGCCTCAAACACATCGTAGTTACAGTCTTTACTCTGCTGCTCGATGCGGTCGAACTTACGGGCTAACATCATGAAAGCCCCTGTTCCTCCCCTACGCTTCCAAGAGTCCCCGTAAGACTTCTCAGATTCAATCAGACTATTAATGTCGTCTTGTGCGATTGATTTAATGTTGTGCCATTTAGGATCCAGCCCCATGTTTAGTCTCCCAGTTAAGTTGTCTTCGTTTAATCCAGTGGAACGAGGCTTCTTGCCAATCCAACGCTTTAATTTCTTTAAGATGGTCATACGCCTCCTTGTAGTTCCTTTCTTTATGGCTTCTAAATGCCGAAACCATGGGAATCATCACATCAGAAAAGAACTTGTTGTTGTAAACTTCCTTGGTAAACGACGTTGAAAAGTCATCTACCTCTTCTGGGTTTCCAGACCGTCGAGTAGGAGGTGTCGTTTCTATAAAATGAAGACACTCGTCAGTAAAAGTTTCTGGATCTGAGACTAGTGGGTAATGAGGTGTAGGATAAGTAGACGAGAACCACGAACCGAAGCCCTTTCCTGAGAGGTCTTTTACTTTGTCCCATACTTTATTTTCATACACGTGGAAGCTGTCGCTTATCTGATAGTACGATCCCATTGGAGCGTTTACTGTAACGGCAACGTACTCCATCAGTATTGACATATGAACTGCGTTAGCCCCGTAAGCTCCCCAAATCATATCGTTCGACCGATTACAGACAGTCATCTGTAGTTTCCCATCTCTGATTTTAAAATAGATGTTTGTGTTACAAGGTATGTCGATACTCGAGCTATTTAGATCGTGTGTCGCATCCCACATCTGTAGAACACATCGCCTAGAGTCTGGGTCTTCCTTTAACATCTTTATAACCAGATCAATCTGATTAGTCATAAAGGTCTTAGCCCATCTATAACCGTAAGCCCCGTTTAATGTCTCGCCATCGTCTGAAAAGTCAGCCATACCTGCGTTGAAGTAAGTCAGCTTTTTCAGCTTATTAGATCCTGCTAACATCCAGATAGCTTCGTACAAATGAAAGAAAGGATTTGCATCTCGTTCTTTCTGAAACGAAACACGCTCCCAAGGTCTCGTGTAGTGCGTAACCACAGGGCCAATAGACTCTCTCGTTATTCCATTTCTACTTTCTTGCTTTCTATAGTTAACACCCTCTGGCCCTCGAAAGAAGTCCACTCCTAAATAAAGAGCTTCATCTACATTCCGAGCTCTAATCGTCTTCATACAAGCTCTCCGTATTGTCAATTAAAACTTGTTCGATCTGGAGGAGAGAAACCCAACCCGTACCTCCGATGTTTTGTTGTTCTGTGTGGATCCATGAAATAGCGTCCTTCCAAGTGTTAGGGAGACTGTGATCTTCCATACACCGGTGTAGGAACTGTCCGTACTTAGTCATCACCCAAGTAACCTGTAAACTAGATGTTTCCATCAGGTGCTGCTTTAGTTTGCCCATTTGCTTTCCCCTTTTTCTAAGTCTTCAATTATCGGTCGCTTCCTCTGCGAGTAGTCGTAGATACTGCGAGTCCGTCCTTGCCCCTTTAAGATCCGAGAGTATTTGTCAAACTCACATAGACCTCCTTCTACCTCCCGCATCTCAAACGGCATCCGATACTTAATCTGTAACCGGTCTTTGCAGATAGAGTAGAGGTCTTGCATCTCCCCGTTCCAATCGTGAGAGCGTTTACAGAACTCTAGCGGTCTGCCCGTAAGTCGGTTTAACCCTCGCATAGCTCCTGGACCAGCGTTGGCCCAACTACAGATGTCCGTGGCTTCGTCTAACACATAGGTGTGTCTTAGGTCGGTTACAATCTCGTAAGCGACAAACGGCCCAATGTACGGGTACTGTAGCAGGAAGTTCCATGCTTCCTCTAACGTAGTCATCTTTTCTAAGGAGGAGATAAGATTCTCTCGCTCAACCCAGATATGCGTAACACACTCAGCAGCTCCCATGACCTTGTTCATACGGTTAGGAGTCTTAACGATATAAGCTCCTGTCACCCACTTAGGCTGCTTGCTGATCTCTTCGATCGCCTTCTCTCTGTCCCAGTCGAGGTGTAGGTTATGCTCCAGCATAGTTCTCCCAGTCTCGATCAGATTAAAGAACCTAAAGATAATGGTAGCCATAATTACTTCAGGCTCCGTTGATAGCGGTCTGCGAATATGTGCCGCAAACCACCGAGTCGTTCTGTCGTCTTCTCGATAGACTTGGCAGAACTTAAACATCTTAAAGATCTCATCTTCAGTCCAAGGCGGGTCAGCGTCAGCGTCTTCTTTTTTAATCCGAATACTCTCCCGCTCCTCTATCCAGTAGAGGTAGCGGTTGATCTCTTCATCAATAAAGCTCATATTCTCTTTCTTAGGATCCAAGCACAGTTGTTAGAGACTTCTGGGAAGTACGTCGCGGCTACTACTCTAAGAAACTGTTTACCGTAGCGTTCCTGTAATAGCTCGAACTGGTCTTCCGTTAACCGCCACTCCCCGTCTTCGTGGTCTTTATGCATAGCTGCTTTCAACTTAGGCATCTGAGCAAACGTACCGACAACCGACTGTAAAAACCAGCCTCGAGATTGTCGAGTTAGTTCTTTCTTAAGTTCATCGAACCCCCACTCGTATACATGATCTTCAGGGAGCTTGTCGTTAGAGCCATCGTGGTTAGGAGTAGAAACGTAAATTAATCCTCCTGGTCTCAGAACACGGTTAGCGTCATCAAGCCATGCCGATATGTACTGACTACCCATATGCTCAATAACTTCTGTAGTCCAGAAGAAATCAATAGAGTTGTCTGGTAAATCGAACACAGGGTTAACGGTGAGGTCTTGAATATCAATCTTGCCGTTAAAGTTCTTAAACCAAGTAGAGTCTTCAACTAACCCAGTAGGGCTGTTGTACCCTTGCTTCTCATTTAAACAAGCGGGGTCTATATCTACTCCCCGATAAGAAGCGATCACATCAGACTTCTTAACGGTGTAGGCTTTGTACAAGTTCCTAAGAACCCATATCTCTCCGCACCCTGCTTCTAACACATTAACAGGTCTGCTTAACATTTTCGCTTCTTCGATACACAGCGAGGAAATCTTATCGTAACGAGTCATGTGTGTTATTTCGTCAGGTCGCCAGTTTCCTAGCATATTTCCACTGGCAATATCCATGCGAGTGTTTTTACTGTTGTTTGCGTTTTCTTCGAGTTTCTTTCTAATAGAAGCCATTAAGTTCTCCACCATGTTGGTTTGCGGCTAGGGTCTTTTTCCCATTTAGCAAAATGTTGTTTTTCGTTTATTAAATAATTTTGATAAGAGTCAAATACATCGTCTGACTTATATTCATCTGGCATTGCTAGTACAAAACCGTAGGGGTCTTCTATCTTAGCCAAAACAGAACGGGGGTTGAAAGGAGCCCACATTAGCGGCCCTTTAAGTCTGGAAGAAGCATGGCTTTTCTCGTAACGGTGTGTGTATTCTTCACATAGCGCAACGAAGTGTTTATATAGCCACCTATAATTCTCTCGAGCTAGTCGAACCCAAATACTACAGGGGTGATTAAGATGTGCGGTTTTATATAGTGCGTGTTCGTCTGAATACTCTGACGAGTATTCGCGCCACGCAGTGGATAACATCTGAGCTGACTCAAGTACCATCTTGACAACGTGTTTATCACACAGCGTCTGGGCACTTATTACTGGGTCTGGGTCAGTAACAAATATATTCATTTATTTCTCCTTTCTTAGTAACTAATTCTACTTTACTTTTTATTTGGAAGTAAAGGAGTTTATAGTGGGTAATACTTCTGAGTTTGCGGTTCAATTAAAAACAGATTCTCCTTTGCCCGAGTTAACCCAACATAAAATACCCGTGATTCGTCATCTGGGTTTTGTTGATACGATTTAAATACACGAGAAGATATGTCAGTGAGTAAAATGACGTTAGTTGCTTCTCCACCCTTAGCTGCATGAATGGTCGAAATCCGAATACGTGGCTCTTGTGTAATTTTTTCTCCTCTTCTCAACATCGCTCGAATGTAACTTCGTTCTTTAACTGAGATTCCTTCGAACACATCGTACCAATATCCTTCTTTTAGCTGAGGGACGTGTTTCTTCAGTTCTTTAAAGGAAATTAAAGTATCAAAGTCGATTACCGCGAGGGAAGAAGGTACGCGGATCTTTAAATAATTTAAAACATTGGTAACTTCTATCATGGGAACAAGACCCTTTGCGCGGAGCGATTCCCAGGATCGGACTGCTCTAACTTTTTTCTCCGAGATACTAGCTCTATTTTTGTTTTTAAAGAACCATCCTTCAGATCGACAGTAGTCTTCAACATTTTGTAACAGATAATTAGTACGAGCCAAGACTAACCAGTCACCTTCTGCCATGTCTACGTTGTCAAACGCTGCTTCCCACCTAACCAGCCCTTTCTCTTTTCTAGGGTTCCATACTTTATGCACCCGCGAGCTTACTTGTCCGATACAACGCTCAGCAAGGTTATGGATAGATTTAGGGATTCTGTAGGACTGTTTGAGAATTATTGCATCTTTAGAATTACGAATTAGATAATCAACATCTGCACCAGCCCAACGATAGATAGCTTGGTCATCGTCTCCTGCAATATAAATACGCTCCGCTGAATCACACAGCTTTCTAACTACCGCCCACTGTAGCGGTGAGAGGTCTTGCGCTTCGTCTACGAACATCACATCTAGTTTCGGAGCAACCCCTCGCTCTAAAAACTGCTGCAACATATCAGTGTAATCTAATAGTAGACGGTCTTGTTTAAATAACTTAAGTCCTGTTGCAAACCGTTCTAATTCAAACCAACCTACTGCGTCATCTACTTCTTGCCACTGGTTCTCTAACGAGGTCTGACGCATACGCGCTAGGTTCTCTATAAACAGAAGACGGTCGTCTTTAGAAATACCTGATATATGTCCTTCGTCCGATGTTCCTGAACCGGAGAGTCTTAGGTTAAGTTTCTCATTTAAATCGTGGAGGTCTGACCCCCCAAGCACACTCTCTTTTGTCAGCCCTAGTTGTAAAAAGCATAACGAGTGGAGTGTACGAAAATACGGTAACTGGTTCTTGTTAATTTCAAACCTGGAGATTGCTCTCGTCTTTCCTTCTTGTACGGCTTGTTTAGTAAACGTGAAAAATCCAATGCGTTCAGGCTCAGTCCCCCTTTCGAGTTCCTCTTCCAATAATCCTAGTAACGTGCTTGTTTTGCCCGTTCCAGGAGGTCCCAATATAATCTGAGCCTTACTGGTTAACACTAAATTATTCTTTCATCAAAGTCGGGTAGGTCGTGCGATTCAGTCTGGGTTTCAAACTCAATAATATGCCACACGTTCGCGCCCCTTCCTTTTATATTAAAGAAGTGAGCTTCCCCTCCGAGATCTTTTAACTTAGCAGTGAGCTTGTTTCTAGGGTAATCTCTAAAATTCTTACGGTGTAAGAAGTCCATTAGATCCGCAAGTCTAAAATAAGTCCTTCCCTTATCAGACCACGGCTTACCTAGTAGGATCTCATCCTTTTCCCTAGCCGGTCTCTCCGTACAGAAAGTTTCTAACAACTCGTTAAAGTGACCTTCTGTAGAAGCGTCTTTAGGAACCTCGATAATAGTCAAGACATCTAACAGCTGTTGTATGATAGACCGCCACACATTATCCCGAACCTTCGGTGGGATTATGTTTAAGCTATCCATACACTTACGCTGAAACTTTGTCTGATTAAGAAGCTCCTCGGTTTCAAGCTCTAAGCGTCCACCCTCTACATCTAAGAACCAGATGGGCGGGTCGCTATTCTGTTTTGTTAAGTTACTGAATAGTGGCGTTCCTCCTGAAGCCCCTACTCCGAACTTACGAGTTCTGCACAAAGGACTGTTGCAAAACCCTGAGATCGGTTGATCGTTACACTTGTAGAAATAATCCTTCTTTTGTAGTTGTTTGGCCACCGCTAATACTTCTTGTGCACTTAACGGGGGTTGCATGTGTTTGTGGTTTATTTCTTCTAGCTGCTTTTCCCAGTCGTCAGGGAACTTCTTTCTTAGAAAGACCCCAACATTAAACAGCCCTGAGTTTCTCATTCCTTTAGGAAAGCCCTGCGCGATTAAATGCTCTAAACAAGGGGGAGACTGTTCCAACCACTGAGAATCCTCAATAATTGGGGCTACCTCTAGCTTGTTTAATTCGTCCTCGGTGAGAACTAACCCATCTGCGTAGTCTAAAAACTCCTGAGGAGTTAGTGCCTTTCCTGTTGCTCCGAAGCCGTATCCAGTAGAGTCTTCTCCACCAAAGTAAGGCATATTCAGAGAACTTCCTCTATCCCCCCGCTCCAATAAGAGCTTAGTTTGTTTGGGGAATATTTCTGCTTGTCCGAACCCGATTGCAGAAGCCACCTGCCGTAGTTTCTTCTGCATGGACGAGGCCGGTACAGGATCGAAAACAAACAGAAATACGTGAGCTCCTCCGCTCTTAGAGCGGCAAACCACTAGAGGAAGTTTAAACTTTTTGAGCTTCTTGGCCAAGCCTTTAAGGTCCAGCGTAAACTCATCAATGTCTATGGCTCCCCATACGCAAGTGTTGTCTTCGTCTATCGGTACTAAGCCGAGTCCTTTTTCTCCTTTTAAATGTTGATTCCAAAGCTCATATAACTCTTTCTGGGTTATGGTTTTCGAAATAGTTACATAATTACCTTTTGCTTTCCCATCTTCCCGTGTTTCTTTCGTCGGGGTAAAGACACTATGACCGTGTCTCAACCCCGCGAAACGGTGGGCAAACTGCTCTTGTAAAGACATCCCTCACCTTTCTACCTTTCTAAAATGGAACCTCGTCGTCGCTGGCTGTGTCGTCAGCGGCCCCTTCTTGACGTACTACAACAGCACCTCCTTTAGCCGCCTTCATAAAGTCTAAAGACAACCTAGCAAGTTCTATTGGAGTCGGCTTTTCTCTTTCGGTTGTTACACCGAACCAAGAGCCTAAGTCATTGGACTGCTCAACAGTTTTTAGTCGGTAGATATAAGAGAATATAGGTGCGAGGACTGAGTTGCCCTCTGCATTCTTAACTCGGGCGGTTCGTAGCATTGAATTCCAACGCCTTGAAAACCCTAGCTGTGAGGAAGTAAAGCTCAGTAGAACCTGTTCTGGTTCGTCTTCGTCGTTTACTATAAGAGAAAAATACTGGGCGGTTTCTTTGATCTCGTTACCGTTTTCCAGAATGTACTCTTTCTTATCGTTCCTAGTGCATTTATCTAAGATAGAAGCATCGTGGTCAGCGGTAACAAAACCCCCGCCTTGTGTTCTAGGAACCCATTCAATCCACTGTTTAGAATAAACACACGGAATAACTAATACACCTTCGTCACCGTCGAACACTTCGTTCGTAACGGTGTTGTACAACATCCCCTGTTGTGCACCGTCAATGTATTTACCGTCGTTCTTTTTAAGCTGTGGAGACATCGCTTGAATTACCCTAAGAAAAGGTATCGCGAAATCATTACCACTTGCTTCTTCCAAACCAGTACCTTCCGACAATAAGTCGGTGTCGTAGATAGCTACTTCGCTATCCTGCTTTTCTGCTACTTGTTTACTAGCCATTGTCACCTCTATTTTATGTTGGCGCGGGATCCCACATATATCCCGAAGATGTCAGAGGGAATGTCCTTCCCGCTGGTTATTTGCTCTTTTATAAATGCATTGAGCGTTTGTGGATGTACCCCTTGTTTTTGGCTAGGATCTAGACCCTGTTGCTTTAACGACTCCACAGTCGCTGCGGCTTTATCGTCTTCATCTTTGCCAAATTTCAAAGTAACTTCATTTTTAATCAAGCTACCGTGATTATTATTAACTAACCAATCCATAGCATCTTCACGATGCTTTTCCGATATATATCCTTTATAAAAAGGTTTTATCGTAATCTTTGACCCATTAGTTAAAACAATCTCTGCAAGGTTTGCTTCTTGCATCGCTTCGGGAAGTTCGACTTCTGACACTGTACGGTGCTTTTCTTTCGTTTCCTTTAGCTGTGCCTCAAGATCCTCTATCTCTTTTTCTAGATCTAGTTGCTCTTGAGCTTTAGTGGATACTTTAGATAGTTCAGTATCCGATGCTTCTTGCTGCCATTCATCGACAGAAGAAGACCCTGTAAGTTCTTCAAAACTTAACTCTTTCTCAGACATGGAGTTCTCCTAATTCTTCTTTAGCGGGGCTGTAACCGTGGACATCTATACTTACTGGGTAGTACATCGACTCCTGTCGATCCCATTTAAGTACCTTAAATCTCCCTTGGTTGTGGTGTGCAGCTAACGCGCACACGAGTCCAATAGCCGCAGGATCCCCCATCAACAATAAGTAATCATCGTCGTTAAAGTCATTAAGATGTTTCCGTAACTCGCGAACTACATTCGCAGTGCCTAACATAAGGTTCGTCTTAGCTCCTAATAGAAGCTCTAACTCCCCGTACTTATACGCTGGTGTTAGGTTTCGTCCAGCAACTTCCTGGACTACAAATACAGTCATTCTTCTTTCTCCTTTATACGAACTTTTTTAGTCTAAGGGATAAGCCTCTTGAAAGTAAAGGGGTTTTTAATGTTACTACTGGAATGAAAAATGTTGCTGTCGGTTATAAGCATTTCTATTCATAACGACAGGATACTATAATACTGCTGTAGGTTTTTTGGAGTAGTTATGACCGCAAAAATTATAGATTTTCCATACACCAACGATCTGGTTAAAGAGGAAGAAAAAGTTGCATTAGTATGCCCTAACTGCGAAAGCCCCTATTGGCGAGTGTTTGAGGAACACGTAATGGAGTGTGGCTCTTGTGGGCAACCTTGTTATATGACTGTGGATGAAGAGAAACCAGACAGCTTTTGGGATTAATACTACTGGAAACAATAACGTCGCTGTAGGAGTTTTCGCTGAACGCAAATACTACAGGCACAAATAACAAGTCGATAGGACGGCAATCGGTTACAACGCTTTAGTAGCAGATACAACTAAAGGATGACTCATCCTTCGGAGCAAGTCTGGCCCCCTTGTAGTTGGAAACGGGCTTTCTATTACTTCTATAGTCTATCTGTAGAATTTTATTTTTTATAAAAAAGTTAACAGAATCGTCTAATAGAGTAATAGAACTAATAGATAAGGTGTTAAAGATCTGTTTTATAAGAATTTTTTAACTAGGTGAGAACTAATAGGAATTCTATTAGTTATTAGAAAGTAAAGAGGCCGTGAGAAAACTTTTAATTTTTTCATATATATTCTTCTCTCTATATATTATTCTACGCCTAGAACTTAGAAAGGACTGAGATGAAATACGAGTTTAAAACTGAACCGTATGCTCATCAAAAAGACGCACTGCTTAAGGCTTGGAACAAAGAGCACTATGCGTTCTTTATGGAGATGGGTACGGGGAAGTCAAAAGTCTTAATAGACAACTTTGCAATTCTATATAGCAAGGGATCCATTAACGCAGTTGTTATAGTAGCTCCCAAAGGAGTCTATCGTAACTGGTCAGAAAGGGAACTGCCTACCCACTTACCGGAGTACATTACTCACCGGATAGGGGTCTGGTCTCCTTCGCCCAAGAAAGAAGAAAAACAAAAGCTGCTAGATCTATTCGAGGTAACTAATGAGTTAAAGATTCTAGTTATGAACGTGGAAGCGTTTAGCACTAAGAAGGGAATAACCTTTGCAGAGAACTTTATACTAGCTCACCAGACGCTATTGTCGATTGATGAATCAACTACGATTAAAAATCCTAAAGCGGCTCGGACTAAAGCTCTTATTAAACTCTCTCTTAATGCGAAGTATCGTAGGATTCTTACAGGCTTCCCTATTACACAGTCTCCCTTAGATCTGTATTCACAGACCGAGGTTCTTTCTCCTAGTTTGCTAGGTTTTACTTCGTTTTACTCGTTTCAGAATCACTACGGTCAGGTAGTTAAGCGACACTTCGGTGCAAGATCTTTTAGACAAGTGGTAGGCTACCAAAACCTAGACGAACTTTCGGAACGTGTTGACCAGTTTTCTTATCGTGTACTAAAGAAGGAGTGCTTAGATCTACCAGACAAAGTTTATCTTCGCAGAGAAGTAGAACTAACCCCTGAACAAAAGAAAGTTTACGGGGAGCTAAAGGAGTATGCGATAGCAGAACTAGGTGAATTAGAACAGGTGTCAGTGAACAACGTATTAACGCAGATGCTTAGACTTCACCAAGTAGTTTGTGGATATACTAAGACAGACGAAGGAACAGAAATACCTATAGAAAACAATAGGATAGACGAACTGATCAATGTTATTGGTGAGATGCGCGGCAAGGTTATTATCTGGGCGAACTACCGGCACAACATAAAAGAGATTGTAGAAACAATGCAGGAACTAGGTGGGCCTGATTGCGTAGCGGGTTACTACGGTGACACTTCTGACGAAGAAAGAGAACGGGTTATAGAACGATTCCAGGATCCTGATTCAGAACTTCGTTACTTTGTGGGGAATACACAGACAGGGGGCTATGGGATCACTCTTACGCAAGCGCAGAACGTGATCTACTATTCAAATAACTTTGATTTAGAAAAGAGGCTACAGTCCGAAGACCGCGCACATCGGATAGGGCAAGAGAATAAGGTAACGTATGTGGACCTAGTTGCTCCAAAAACCGTTGACGAAAATATCGTCAAGGCTCTTAGAAACAAACTAGATCTAGCTCAGGAAGTCTTGGGCGATGAAAAATGGAAGTCTTGGCTAACTTAGCATATTGATTTCATCGGCTATAGCCATTTCTTCGCCGCCACCTAAGAGATCCATAATACCCATGTCTGTTTCAGACATTCCAGCTTGAGGACCCATCATGGAGTCAAACTTAACAAGAGCTTTTTCTTTAGCCATGTCAAACAGAGCTATGATTTCTTCTCTTGAGTCAGAAACAGCCGCAACACTAGAAGCCATTGCATTGGGCAGCATTTCTTCAGGGGTTTCGCTTTCCTCTATTGTTCCCATCATTCCTGCTTTAGCGTCAGGGTCTAGTCCCGCCAACATCTCTTCTACTTGCATAGTTTCAGCGTCAGCCATGCCTTCCATTGGACCCGCACCTTGTGGGGGAGGCCCCATTGGACCCGCACCTTGTGGGGGAGGAGGAGGCATAGGTCTTGCTGGAGGCATAGAATTTCTCATACCATCAGCAATGCTTGGTAGCCCACCACCAACAGAGGGTACAGCTGGAGGCGGTTGTTGAGGCATAGGCGGCATAGGAGGTGGTTGTCCTCCCGCTTGCATTCTAGGAGCCATTCCTAAGCGTGCTTTTAGTGAATTCATTTTATCATATCCCGCCATGTCTATCTCCTTTTCACGTTGGGTCTAAAGGCACTCTGAAAAGGGTCTACATTAGTTTGAAAGTTTAATGCGGCTCCGATGCCTTGGTTGTTGGACGGTTGGTCGATACCCCCACCGTGTTTTAATAAACTAGGTTGTTGAGGTTGTTGAAAGTTAGAAACTGAACCCCCGTTAGCCGCTCCCTGTGTGAAAGGGTTCGGGTAATCAAAAGTCTTCGGCCCTGATCTTTTTCCGTATTCTTCGGCAGATATAGGCTCATCAAAGTCTGAATAAGAGGGCGTAAAGCTACTATAGTAATAGTCATACGGCTTCTGGCCTGTACCTTCTCGTTGAGACTTAATTAAATTGGCCATTGGGTTAGCAGAACCAGAAATGAAACTGGGTTGCTTGCTAAACTGAGAAGTAGCCCCTGTCCTTGGGCCGCTAGGCTGTGAGCTTGCAAAGAAATTTCGTATGTCTCCTTGCGTCTTATCTATTTGCGCTTTTGCAGCGTCAGCATCGTATTGAGACTGCGAGTCTTCATACTTTTTATTTAGATCATCTAAGCGCGTTGTTAATTCGCCCATAGTTGATTCATAATCTTGCTGGTCGAGCATATTCTGAACTTGGTCTGAAACCAATCCAGGAGCTTGTTCCGCAACCCACGCATCGAAATCAGCTTGGCTCATATAGCCCTGTTCAGCCATTTGTTCAGGGGTTAAATACCCCATAGCTGCGATTTCTTCTTGGGTCAGATAACCCATCTCGCGAAGCTGCTCTGCTGAAAGCTGATCTAAACGAGTACCGTCGGTCGTGGTTGTACCTGTACCTGTGCCTGTAGTTGTTGTAGTACCGGTGGTTGTACCTGTCTCTGTAGTACCTGTACCTGTCTCTGTGGTCGCTTCAACAACCTGTTCAGGTGGAACATAAGTATCAATATAACCGGTTAGTGCACTAAGATACTCTTCATCAGACCCGTAATCTTGACGACTGTACGGTAGTCCTACGTTATTATCTAAAAACCACTGCTCTGCTTGAATAATTAGTTCACGAGTAGTGGGGCCGGTGTCTACAGGATCAGTTTGTGTTTGTGTTTGTGTCTGCGTTTGTGTCGTCGTCGACGCAGGGGCACCCCCATATGTCTCAGTATACGACCCTATAAATGGATCTTCTACGATCCCAGGATCTAGGTTATATTTAGACATCTGCCCTTGGGGAAGATACCCGAGGTCAGAATATTGTAATTCACCCTGTTCTACCAATTTTTGTTGAGCTGCGTTAAGCGGATTACCACCAGCTCCTTGACGCATTTCTTCTTCTGTCGGCTGTTCTGTAGTAACTTCCTCAGCAGCATCTACAAACTGTGGGGTCTCTTCATAATACCCTGTTCCTGCTCCTGGTTTACTTCCAAAAAAGTCACCGAAACGAAATTCGCTGCCTAAATTACCACCTAGTTGCATCCTACGTGGTTCAATGTCGGTCCTTAATTCTGGGACAGACGCGACAGGAGGCTGAAAAAATTTTACTTGCATATCATCTACCGTACACGTTTTCTAAAAATACATCGTACCTAGGAAGGTCGAATTCTTCTGAAACTTTTCTCTTAAACTGTTCAACTTCTGTTTCTTCTACGTCCTCAGCCCCTTCTCGTCCAAGTGCGATTTGAGCAATTACTCGTTGAACACCGTTGAGGGGTACACGTTTATTATCGTAAACCTTCATAAACTCATCTAGTTTTTTAGGGTTTGCGAAAATAATAGCTAAATGGTCTGCTACTTTTGGGCCAAGTTCATCTAAAATCAAATGACTTCTATACCCTGCTCGAGAAAGCTGGCCAAAAAAACCTTTACGAAGACGAGTAACTGTTCCTGCTGCATGGTCCATAATAGTCTGCAGCTTATTAGGATCTCCTGGTTTTGGTTTTTCTTTTTGAGTTAATAGTCTTGCACGTCTAGCAAAATTTCTTAAATGTTTAGCGTATTCTAAGGCGTCTTCTTCTCCAACAATAAGACCTAAGTCGTCTGCCAACGCTTTTTCGTTTTGATAAGGAACTAAAAACATATTTTGTAATTCAGTTAAATCAAACCCACTTTCGCTTCGAGTGCTTGCCTTTCTAAATACTTCTCCACGGGTTAGTGCAGTAGCTGCATCTAAGCCCATAAGATTACGCATTCTTCGTTCAAGATCAGTTTTAAATGCAGTTCTTAAATTAGGTTCTTGGTCAGCTAATTTAGAAAGTTCTTGTAGTTTATAGAATGCATCAGTCCCTCTAAAATCTTGTTTTTGTTTTTGACTCATATTCATATAGAGATCAACAAGTTCTATTGGACTTCCTATAGCTTCACCTGTTTCTGGGTTAACCATACCTTCAAGTAAAGCGTTTACTTGACGAAGTATTCCCTCTTTATTTTGCAAATCTTGTTTTAATTTTGCAAACTCTTTTGGATTAAACTCAGTGTCTGGGAATAAAATTTCAAATTGTTCTTTATTTCGATTTGATAATTTACGAAGTCGATCAGCTTGTTGTACTCGAGTTGCGCCATCCCCGCTCACTTCTCGCTCTAGGGCATCAAAAACAAGTTGCCTTATTTGTTGGAGTTTTTCTAAACCTTCTGGGCTTTGACTAAGAACTTTTGTCAGTCCTTCTAAGTTAGAGGGTTTACTATTAAGCACATACGCACCTAATTCACTAGGTTCTTTAGTGGCAATTTGATAAATATAAGAGCCATCGGCTTCATCTTGCGCTTCTCTTATTCGTCTTTTTATGTCTACAATGTCACCACCGACAGTGTTTAACATCTCTTCATACCCTTTCGGATTACCCTTAAGGGTAGGTGCGCTTTTTGCCCCTGTCATTCTTTTATAAAGAATTCTAAAAGCATCTTCTCTAGCTTCTACTAACCCTGCTATTAATTTTTTGCCTTCTTCTCTTACTTTTGGGTTTTGATGAGAATTAAAAAGATCTTCTAACCCGTCTATTGTTTGTTGTAGCTCTCTTACTGAAACTCGTCGCTGTTCTGTAAAAGGTTGCGGAGCAGTTAACAGTTCGATACTAATGCCTTCATCAGCACGATTTTGTAAAATCGTCCTCATAACTTCTGCAATTTCTGCGTCATCAGTTGTGCTAAAAATTCTATCTTCAGGTCTATTTGCCCTGACCATATCTTGGACTTGTTTGCTAATGTATTTAGGTAATGTAACGAGTTTTTCTTCGTAAGGTTTAAAATCATTACCATCTATATCAGCTACCGTCTTGTCAAACACTTCTCGATATTCTTCTCGAATCGGATCAACAAGTTGACGATACATTGTCATAATTTCAGAGGTGTACTGAGGGTAGTCAACTCTCCCACCTTCGACTATTTTCTGAACTGAATCTGTTAAATCAGAAGTAGGCGCGTCAGGACGTGCTCCAGGAACCATTTCGTCAAGATCAAGTTGTTGTTCAATACCGTAAATATCTTCTTCTACAGCTTGTTTTTGTTTTTGTCTTCTTTCAAGTTTTATTCGATTAACTATTTCATTAAAGGCTTCGCGACCCAGCTCTTGATCTGGTCCTAATCGAATATTAATAGCTTCATAGTAACGGTCTAAAGAATTACCTTGGTTATTTAAAAGACGATTAAGAGCTATATACCCTTCTGATCCTCTGTCCATAACCTGTAAAAGATTATTTTCAATAGCTTGCAATACTTTGTCTTGAGTTAAATCTCCTAAAGAAAAAAGTTCTTCGCCGACCTCTCCTCCTGCATCTATTACATACTCATTAAGCAGTGTTTGAGAAATATCGAGATCAGTTTCATCTTTTAGTCTTGCTTTTTTTCTCCTTAATATTTCACCACTAGCTCGTAACCGCGCAAGGAGTGTTTCAGGAAGCCTTTCCCCAGTAAACATATTTTTTACTTTACCGAAGGCTTTTATAACAAGTTCTCCTCCAAACTCTCCTGCCGCAGCATAGGCAGCTGCAAGACCAGATTTTTTAAATATCTGATAATCAGACATTCTAGGGTTGCGACCTGTTAGTTTTCCTGCATATAGTCTTGATGCTTCTGCAACCGCTTCCGCTATACCAGAAACAGCTGCTAGTTTTGCAACCCTTCCTGTTCTACTAAAAATACCTGAAGTTTCAAGATCTAACTCCCCTTTTTCTAAACGATCTGCATTGCGTTTAGTTTGTTTTTCTATGGATTTTCTAATCCCCTTTTGAGCTAACGATATAAAACCACCACCAACTATTGCAGAAGGAGCTTCTTGGCCTAATATAGTTTTGGTTTCAGCCCACAGTGACTCAGGGTCTTCTGTTGGTTGAATATTTCCAAAAGGAACAGGTTTTCCCCCTGTTAATAACTCACTTTTTATTACAAATTGACCATCATTCGGATTGTTAAAATCCATTGGAGAAATTTGAGCAGTAGGGTCGAAACGGTGGATTAAATCTTCCATCTCTATCACATCTGGTTCACGAGAACCTAGTTGACGACCTCTAATTAGGTCTGTATAAGCGTCTAAATCGCCAACTTTTAAATCACTATCTTTAACAAGAGACATATAGTTTACATCTGGGTCAGCCCCTCTAGCAGCAGATTGTGCTCTTTGATCTTCATTCATATCGAATAAAGTTTCTTTTCCTTTTTCGAGAACCATTTGTATTGGTAAAAAAGGAGCAGTTGGGGGTTGTTTTTCTCTCGTTCTTGGGGTGTATTCCAATCCTTCTAAATCTTTAACACTTGTTAGATATTTTAAAAATTCTGTGTGTTGCTCGCGGTTGTAAAGAGATTCTAATTTTTCTCTAGTGTACCCAGCTGCCGCTAGTTTTTCTCTTTTTTCTTCTATAAACTCATTAGTAAAACTGTCGTCTAATATGTTTTCTAAAAAATCTAGTTGTAAAAATCGTTCTTGTGCATCAGGAAAAAATTGTTTAGAGGTACCATCACCAAACTCAACCCCGAACGCTATATCGGTTTCATAAGGAGCCGTTCTAATAATATCAAGAACATTATAAGTTTCATCCGTAGCCGGACTTTTTTTAGCAAAAGCCGTGTTGTTAAATTCCCCTACACGACTGTCTCTATAGTCTAAAAAAGAAGGGTTTGTATAGAACAACGAATCATCAGAGATTTTTAATGCTGTTGCTTGTGATATTGTTTGAGGTGCTTGGGCCATGTTTATGTGCTACCCAGAGGCTTTCCACCACTAGGGCGTTTACCAGTACCTTGTTGTGTGTTTTTCTCTTGTTCTTCAGGAGATTCATATAAGAAAGTGTTCTTATTGATATTGAAGGTGTCGAAATACCCTCCCCTGTCCATGTATCTTTTAATTACAGGATCGATAGTAGCTCTTTTCTTAAACTGGTCTTCAAACCCTTGATAAGTCCACCGTCTCGTTTGAGGATTATATGCAAAAAACGGATTAGCTCGGGCGTTACTGTTAAGGGATATATCTCGCTTAATTTCAGCTCTAAGTGCATCTGCTTCGTCTTCATTTAAAACAAAATTACCGGCCTCATCTCTTTCCATTAGCTGTTTTAACTTAGAAGGCTCTATTCTAAAAATATTAGAAATTTCTTCGTTTAGATTTTTAACGTCTCCTTGTGTTTGAGAGCGAGATAAATTCAACAAATTACTAAAAGTTGGGCTTGTTGTGTCGAACTGCCTGATTTGACTAGCTATGAATTCTGCGGTTCGTGTACCTACGTCCAGTGGTTCGCTTGACTCATAACCAACTTGTTGTAAGAAATTGGCAACGTCTTTATCTGACAAAGTTCTACCTGTTTGACCAGAAGCGGCAGCAGCCGAATAAGCTAGTCGTATTTGAGCAGCAATTAAACGGCCTCGAGTTGTTACGTTTTGTCTAATAGAGTCTGGGTCTCCAAAACTAAAAACACTTCCGTCACGGCGCATAACATCACCAGAAGTACCGCCTTCTAACCGAGCCAATGCATCTATTAAGTCTTGGTCTGCTCTTTTTTGAGCATTCGTTAGAGGTCCTGTTCCTGTGTAATTTTGATAAGCTGCTGCATGTTGATTAGCTGCTGCATAAACACCCAGTACGTTAGCCGTAGCTAGGTTATTTGCTTGCGCGTTCCGCATTTGGGCGGTAATGATGTCTTTCGTATCAAGCCCAAAGTTCTTAGATACAAAAGAATCAAGAGTAGCTATTTCATTGTTTAGGCCGTTAAACAACCTGTTAGCTAAGACTCCTGTGTTCGTAAACGCTTCTAAGCCTTTTGAGGGATCATCTACAGCCTGTTTAGCTATAGATAAAACGACATGGCCTGAGTCCAACACACCATTAAGCATTGTATATGCAAGATCTCTATCTGCAAACATATCAGCAATTTCTTGCTTTCCTTTCTTTAGAGCCGGTGCGCCTTCTATACCCCGTTGATCAAGTATCCAATTTTTCTTGAGAGCTCTCCACTCATCTATAGTTCTAGGAACCCCACCATCAGGATCCTGTATTATAGTTAACGGTCCACGAGTTCCGTCAGGTTTAGTTGCTTCAGGGTAAAATACGCCATACGCACGTTCGGTCGGATCGTCTTCATTTATAAAGTTTACTTGCTGGGCACTAGGAAGATCCTGGTCGTCAAAAGCAAAACGGTTATTAGTATAGGCTTGTCCTTTAGGAACAGTTATTTTCTTATTTGTATTTGAATCGTGGTAAAAATCAACATTAGAATCACCTTGGCTTACAACCCATTGTACTAAACCATCTGAACTTTTAAGTGTGTCCCTAGTTACTGGTACAGCTCTATTTGTTGCTACGTCTAAATAAGCCGAGTATTTTGTTTCTCTGTCTAACTCTACGTCTTCGCTTAAAACCTTACCCCGCTCCTCTATCCTAGAAAGAGCTGCTTGTAGAACAGAGTCATCATAATCACCTAATCTTTTAGACGTGGTTTGTGCGCCTTTAATATAAGCCTCGGTTGCATCGTCACCTAGAAAGAATCCAGGAGCATAAGTACCTAGTCCTTCTATAAGTTCACCTAATGCAGTAGGTCTTTTGGGCGTTTTGTATTGAGGTAAAAACTGGTCTACTTTTTGTTTTCTTTTCTGATACTCATACCGTTCCGGGGCAGACATTTCAGCTAGTTTTTGGGCTTCTAATGCTTGTTCTTGAACAATGCGTTCATCTTCTCTTTCTAATTGCATCCAGTCGGGAGCTTTTTCTCCCATCAATGCACCAAGTCCTTTAACACCCAGCTTACCTAGAGATGGCCCCAGCATTCCTAATAAAGCACCGGTAAGCTGTTTCTTACTGTCCGGTTCATCTTTAGGTCTTATTGGCGTACCGGTCTGCAGTTTAGCAGCTGGCTGCAGCTTAGGAGTTAAAATCCCTCCAATGCCCTCGGTTTTTGCCGGTCCTATTGGTTGAAACTGGTATGCCATTATTAGTATGTCCCGCCGCCGTACCCAGCGCCAGTACCAGCGGCACCAGCGGCTGTATAAGTCGGCATTGTAGGCCCAGAGTACCCTGTACCACCTAGTAGTGGTCCTGCGCCTGTTAGGAAGTTTCCGTAACCTTGGAACAACTGAGCCGGTAAGTTGTACTGGCCTACGAAGTTCTGGTAGTTGAGATCCATTAGAGCTTGGTTTCTAGCTCGGTTCATACCGCCGATACCTAGTTGAGACTGTACATCTCCTGCTATTAATCCTGGCATTGCCGAGCCATAACCTTGATACTGTCCTGCACCAGCGGCCTGTGCTGCACCTAGTTGACCTGCAATACCTTGTAAACCTTGACCAGCCCCAAAACCCATACCGTACATTTGTTGTCCACCGGCCCCGAGTCCTTGTCCAGTAGTTGAAGCCATCCCAAAGCGTTGCTGTCCTAGTCCTCCAAGACCCGCTGCCGCTGCTTGTCTAGCTTGTTGTTGTCTACCGAACTCACTCATACCCTGTTCTTGAGCTTGTTGATACCCTTGAGAACGAATACCGGATACTGCTTCCATCATTCCACGGTCTCTGGCTCGCTCAGACTCACCTTGGGTTAATCTGGAACGAGAGCCACCGAAGCCACCTTGTCCTATCTCACCGGCCCGTCGACCAATATCTCCTTGGGCTGATGATTCTCGAATATCTTTCATTGCTTGTTGAACTACTTCATCCTCGTAAGGATTCATGTAATCTTTATATGCCTGAGAAGGATCGTACTGAGCCGAAGCCGTATCTCTTAACCGCCTAGCCGACTCTCCCGTTAGCTGATCTCCGCGCCTATAACCCTCTTTAAGCGTATCTAAGCCTAAACGGGTATAATCCTCCCCCATACCCTGTGCGCGGCGTATAGCGGCTGCTGCTTCGGACGCACCGGCTCCTTGCGTAGCGAGGGAGTCTTCAGTTAATCCTGCAGCACGTTGAAAATAAGGTTGATAAGAACCGACCCCTTGGTCAGCCAGCTGCATTGCATATTGTTCTCTAGGAGAGAATCCTGCAATACGCTCACCGGTATAAGTAAACGGGCTACTATCTGCAGCTCCTAGGTTCTCAAATTGGCTTTTGTAATAATCAGAAACTCCTGGAAGAAGACCTCCTGTACCGGCTAACAGGTTATAAAGGTATTGGTCCGGTTTCTGATAACTATATGCTGGATCTGCCATTAGACAAGTCTTCCATTGTTATTTACTTTATCAAGGGCTTCAATCCCACGTGCGTGGTTGCCCCCTCCCATTCGTCGTACTCCATTAGCAGAGACAACGTATTCTCTATCACTGGCCCATATCGGTACTAAATCATCTCGCTCACCACCGATCCCGTCTACTTCACCACCGCCAAGAAACAACCTACGGTTAAGGACGGTTCCTCCGTCATTCATACCGTTATCAGGCTGTCGTGGTTCTTCTAATATTCCTGCGTCTCTAGCTTTTTGTCCAAGATAAATAGCTGAGTCTGCTACGCTTTTAGGTATATCTCCTACGGTGTTTACAAATTTAACTATTGCTTCATCGCTTAGTCCAAGAAAACGCAGTGTCTCAATCAAACCAGGATCACCGTGTTCAAGTATTGGGTCTTGTATACCACCCTCAGACCCTTCTTCGTATCGTCTAGGTCTACCGCCCAAGGCCATACCTATGCCACCAACTCCTTTTATCTCACTGGTCCTAGGTGCTCTCCATCGGGGAGCTTTAGTAGGGGCTTCTGTGTCCTTTCCTGCTTGTGCCAAATTAGCTAACGCAAAAACCGCATCAACTATACCTGAAGCACCCTTAACCCAAGGGTTAGCTTCAGCACTAGCACTGGCACTAGCTTCGGGTGTGTATCCCGCTAAATCTTCTGGTTGAAGATTATCAAATGAAGAAGTATCTAAATCTTCTCCGAATGTGATGTCTTCTGCGCTAAGTTCCGCATCAACAAGATCAGTATCGACAGAGGATCTGTTCTTAAACCAATCTCTAAAAGGTTTTTCCCCTGCTCTCCTCTTAGCTCGCCATCCCCCCCAAGCCATAACAGGGCTGCTTTGTAACGGTGCATCTACCATCGCACGATACTGCTCGGCTTCTAATGCGCCAATACCTTTACTACGAGGGTTTTCTCCAAAGCGTTCTATAATAGACGCAGAGACTTTAGGGTTTTTACTAGAGAAATCTGCCAAAATATTCTCTCTCATTTCGTCACTGTATATAGAAGGCATTACTCTGTTTCCTGCTCCTCTTGCTTTTTGTCGTCAAGCTCGCGGTAATATTTTACTATTGAAAGCGTCTGACGGATATAGCGTTTTATATCTGCAATATTACCTGATAAGTTCTCATAACCCTTAGAAGTAAGTGAATGCCAAGCGTTCGCAGGGGCGTTTCCTTCCTCTAAGTCCTTTAAATACTCCTCCATCGTTTCAGGAGTCAATATCTTCCATTCTACTGGAAGAAATGTTATTGCGTTTGGTAACGGGGGATGATACATCGGAGCCTCTTTCACCACCGTTACAACCTCAACTGGTCTAACTTCAGGGATCGAGGTTTTTGAACCCCCGAACCATGAACAACCACTAATTAGCAGTAATACTAATACTATTATGACTTTCATTAAACTGGTACGGGTTAGTAAGTTTTTCAAACTCTGCCCCCACGGTCCTCGTTCCGCGATTCACTATATTTTCTATCAGTCCTGGTTTTCTCAATGACAATACATTCAAGTCGTGCTTTGAGAACTTTTTTCTGATATTCTCAACCTCGATCTGTGCTTGTTGATTTTCATCACTTAACCGTTCTATCTGTTCAACCATACGCTGTTGGTTGTTGATAGTTTGTTCAAGGTTCTCATTCTGCTGCTCAATGGTACTTTCCAGGGTCTTTTGGTTCTGGATTGAACGTTCTAATTGTAAATGAAACGATTTAATCTCAGCCTGAGACTTATCGTAATACATCTTAAAAGCTCCAGCCACAATGATTAAAATCACCCCCAGCCCTGCACTAAGCTTCAAGCCCATATTACCTACCAACCTTTTTCATCGCGACTTTGTGGGACTCTGTAAAAGTCTTACCTGCTCGCATTAACTTTTTCATTTCAGTCATATGCTTTTTAGTGTGGTGGGGTGCGTGTTTTTTCAACGCAGCTTCTTGTCTCTTGTTAAAACTTTTATTAACTTTTTTGCTCATACGCTACCATTTCACCTTATCGGCCCAATAAGCCGCTGACATTTTTCCTTTTGCGATATTCTTTCCATGACGAGCCTTGAAACTCTTACGACGCGCCTTTTGTTTTTCTGACTCACCTTTCTTCGGTTTACCCGCAGTTTTTACACCCTGCTGTCCAAAACGAATGGTTTTAATCTTATCCCCTTCTTTCGCCACAACAACATGAGATTTCTTAGGATGCTTAGGTGTTCGTTTAGGCTTGTTAAAACCAGACACCCCCGCTCTCGACAATCTTGGATCTTTTTTAGGAGGCATACTTACACCAAAAAATTAATGTTTGTCGGAGCTTTTCCCGACTGAAGCTGTATCTTATTATTTTTAGCTACATACAGTGTAGTATTTAATTGCTCCACTCTTTGCTTACGTTCTTCAACCTGAAGATCATCCATTAACCGCTGGTACTTCTGTTCGGCTACCTGCCTCCACGCTATTTGGTTGGCAGGATTTGTCGCTCCTACGTCCATAACTTCTCCTAAGCCTTAAACATTAATATAGCTAGGCCAACTACAATTCCAGCAGCAACTAAACCGGTAATTACAATCACTGTTATCAATATAATACGTTGGACTAACTCTGCCCGTTGTTTTTTCTGCTGGGCCAGCATTTCCATGTGCCGTTTGCGTTTTGCCGCTTGGTCAGCCTTGGCTTGTCTATACTGCGTATGCAACTGAGGATCTACCACAATTAGCATATCCTCGAGATCCTTTTCATATCTTTCCTGTTGTCTACGCATCATAGATATTTTTAAAAGATCACTGTGGCTGACATTAACAAACTTCTCTCTTTCGTTCTTTTCAAGATCATCTAACCCCTGACCAAAATCAAGGATTGCAGACATAACCCGTTGCGCCCCGCCCTGAGCTTCACCGGCAGTCTCTATTAGCTTGCCAATCTGGTTTAAGATTGCAGCGGCAGCAGCCACGCTTTCGATAATTATGACTCACCTCCCAACTATGGTTTGCGAGACATATAAGCCGTAGCACCAAAATACAGTCCTACAACACTGGCTTGAGAAAGAAATAGCATATCGCTCAGCGAAGCTAAAGTGGAGAGCCGATCAGCAGGGACGAAAGGAACAAGAGGAAGCAGAGCAAATACACACATGCTAACCATGGCCACCCATGCCATTTTCCGTTGGCTATCTGCTTTTTCTTCCTGTAACTCCAACTGGAGCATTTCTTGATGTCTTGCGAGTTCTTCATCGCTTACTATCCCGTCTCCATCAGTATCGTACTCTGCGTAGCGAGATTTTGGTTCAAGTTTCTTTGCGCTCATATTAATCCCAGAATTTTTGGTTCGCTCCAGTCATCACGGGCTTACAATAAGCTGTGATATTTTGTTGTTTAATTCCCCCTCTACAACGGGAATCTCTACAGTTATGTTCAATCCAATAGGCGAACTGTTGACAACGATGAATGTCCCTAAATAACATTTGTTGTGCGCCATCAACAACATTACCTTCTATAACTGTGATCAGCATAAAAGCTAGGACGGCACCTTTCATTCAAATGGCGTGTATTGCTTACCATGATAAACTAAGGCTTGGTTTCGGTTCTCTTCTGAAGAAACATATGAAACATGGATCCAGCCGCTGTTAGGATCTACCCCGTCATAAAACTCTAGTATTAACTGGTCATGGTCAATGTTTTCTTTTACCCAACGAGCAACTTTATCATTGTCTACTCCTGGAATCTCAAAGTCTATCGCTTGCCCTTTACAATGCTGACTATTTGGGTTAGAGCCTATAGCGGTATTTAGCTCTAAGCAACGGTATCCGCTATTAAGCGTAAAAGGTACTCCGAAATGCACCCTAACGGGTTCTATTACGTTCTCCAGTACGCGCTTTAAGTTCTCTAGTTCCTCCCCCGTAGCGGTATTATCTATACCTTGGCGTTGTGCGGTCTCACTACGACAACACTCTGCTAATGTAAAATGCTCAGTTAGTTTCTCACTCATTAACCAACCTCCACGGTTATATTACCACTTGCAATCACCTGTACTGTACCTAACGTGGCAGTTGCACTTAACCCAGATGTTTCTGGGGTAGAGATATGCTCCCACCTATCTCCTAACCAAACTTGAAGAACTTCTTCAGTTGTATTCCAGATCACATCCCCAGCTGGAAACTTAAGTTCGTCTAGTTCCTCGTTTGTGTACTGAGGTGTTGCATCAAAATCAACCGCGTCTAAACTAAGTTCTAATATTCGAACAAATCTGTTAAACGTATTCGCATCAACAAACTGCTGTCGATATGGTGAAATTAAAGGTAAACGGCCTTGTAGCAGTCTACTCATCGTCTTCCGTTTGGTCTAATATCTAAACGGGTGCCACCGACCCTAAAGCCTACTCCTAATTGTGTTTCTGTACTTGCATCATCATCTGATTCAAAACGCACTACTGCTTGTCGTGCTCTAGCTCGTAAATCAACCTTAGTTGTTGAAGCAGTAAGAACACTTGTACTGTCTGTTGCTAAAGAATCACCAGGATAATTACGGGTCTTTAAAACTGTATTAATCTGCTGACCCGTACCCGCTGTCCCCGTAAATCTAACGTCTGGGATCATACGGCGTATAAATTGGAAGTCCTCCCCTTCGCCAATATCAAAGTCCCCAGACTCAATATAAACATCAGTCATCGGCGAACCGTCAGCATCGTTACCTAACTCATGGTCATAGATATAATTGCTACTACTAGCAGACCCTGCGGCACGTGGGTTATTTTCAATCCCTTCATCAAGCCATGCGGTTCTTGATAATTGACCTATTGCCCAAACATTATCTACATAATTAAACGTCACATAGCGGTCAGGAATGTCAACATCACTAGAACTATAGAACCAACCTACTTCATTAAACTGTCTGTTTAAGAAAGCAAAAAACTGGAAGTTTTGAGACTCGTTAATGTCATCAAACACATAGCTGTGTACCGAACAAGGAATACTTTGTACGGACCCGTTATAGACATAAAAGCCTTTACGATCCATCCAAAACACCCCTGCAGGGGAGTTAATAGCGGCTCCAGGAGCAATTAAGCCAACCCCTTCGTTGATTAGGTTCATTCCGAAGGTTAACGGAGGACCAATAAACTGGAGGCTGTATAACGAAGTATCCGTCCAAATTAAAACTTCTTGACGCGCTCTTAAGCCCCCTATAATCTGAGACCCCGAAGATAGTCGCAAAGAACCCGCCGTGTTAGTGCTTTTTGGCTCCCACTCTAAAATGTTTTCTTGGTCACACCAAGCAACTAATAAAGGATCTACATTACTTGTCCGTGCAACTCCTGCTGAATCAATAGGATCAGCTCCTAAAACAAGCGCATGACGATCTATATCTGAAACAAGTACCTGTAACCCTACAGTTGGCGGTAAATTAACACTGGTTAAGTCTTCTAATGCTTTAGCTCTTACAGAAACTGTGTCTGAGTTATCCCAGAAGAAGATTCCCCCCGCTCTAACACAAGCTAACATATCCTCGCCAAAGTTATCAATAGACCACAGGCGTAGTTGACTAGATGCACTTAATGCGCTAACTGAGCCAAACGTACCGCTGCCCCAAGTACCGGAACCCCAACCAGAACCAGACACATAAACATCTAATCCAATATTAATTTGATACGCACCAACAACACTACCTCCCCCGTTGCCACTATCGCTGGCATTAGCAGTAACGGTGTCTCCCGAAGTATCCTTAGCCGTGAAGGTGTAGGCGTTAGCCGAAGTAACCGCAAGAACTTCATATTCCTGATTAAGAACAGCGGCGGTAACTAAGCCGCCTAGAGTGGCTGCTCCACTAAAAGTAACAAAATCCCCTGCCACAGCTCCGTGGTTTGTGTCTGTTGCTGTAATAGTAGAAGAACCATTAGTGGCAGAAAAAGTGACATCCCCAGCACTGGTAGTTAAACGAAGAGGGGTTACGTCATTAAAAACATCCCCTTCTTGAATATAAAGTTTTAGACGGGTGCCAAGACCTAAGAATTTAGTGCCTTGAAGATTAACCCACGCATGGAGCCTACGCCCCGTTCCTTTATAAGTGTTAAGGGTGTTTTTTGCCCACCCACCTATTTTTTCAGGTAATCCTTTACGAAATCGAATTAAATTCCCGTCAAACCAGCCTCCCTCAGCTGTATAAGAAGTTCCTTCTTTGTCGATCCCTGGATTGAATAAGAATTTTTGTAATGGCATATATCACTTCAGTATCATTGTTACCCACCCCGCAAGAGCGGTAGTGATAACTGTTCCTATTACCAACCATGCCAATCTTTCCCAACGAGCAGCATGGGCCTTACTTGCGTTTTTTAACTCACGCAGCTCAATAGTACACTCTGCCCAACGCTCACCACACTCTTTTTCGTGCTGCGCAATACGCTCTAGCGCCTCTAAAGCCAGTGCTGTAGGTGTGGTTGACTTAACAGTTTTACTTGTTTTTTCCTGTCTTTTTCTTGCTGGCACTGTTCTTTTTCGATGTTGGTTTTACTTCGTTGACTTCGATTGGCTTTACATCCGCATTGGTTTGTTTCGCTTTGCCTATATTTAGAGCTGCGATTTCTAGTATCTTGTACAGCCTTCCGATCAGAGCGTCGTCCTTTGGAGTTTCGGTTAAACTGCATACAATACTTGCAACACAAACGATAGAGGTTACAACAGTAATAATCTCTGTAATAGCTTCCATTACTGATCTTCCGCAGTAGCCGCTTCTAGTTGCTGCGAATACCAGTTAAATGCCGCCATACGAGTATCTAATTCTTTTTGATTAGAATTAATTACTTGGCTAATTTGAGCGACCTCTTCTCTTAAATCGTTTAGCCTAGAATTAAGCTGTTCAATATTCGGAGGAAGCTCAACAACCTCAGATTCTTCAACAACCTCTTCTGGGGCCGTAACTGTAACTGTATCTTCTTTAGTGTCTTGTTCCATCTTCCTCTACCTTCCATACGTTTAAATTTGCAGCGACAGTGCGCCGTTCTCCATCACCCTCGAAGGGGTAAACCATGTGTGTTAGCCAGCTAGGAAACATCAAAAACTTTCCGACTTCTGGCTTAATTACAAAACTTTGCGGGGGAGCTAAACGCTCCGTATCTAATAAACTGTTTCGGCCATAACTAAACGCAAGGCAACCGTCTGCATTACCAGATGCGTTATACAGGCTGTATTCTGGGCTTCCTGACGCAGGCTGATCTAAGATCTGTTGTGGTACTTTTGTCCATGTGGTGCAGGAGACTCCCATAATAGTTTTAGTACCATGATCGTGTATGGGATTATAATCGCCAGCGTAAGAATGAACAGACCAAAGCTCATCGGTTAATACCTCTCTTTTACCTGTTAGCGAATTACCAGACTGAGCGCAGAACTGCTTTACATAGTCCATTGCCAAACCTTGAATCAACCAATTAAAATCTTTTAACTCCTCACAAAGATGATCCATTGTAAGCTGTTGCCCGTGGCCTATTTGCCCTACCAAAGTACCTGAGTGATCTATTCGGCTTTCATCTACCATTAGCTTGTCTAGGTAGTCGTTAAGTGTACCTACCATTTTTTCAGACAGTTGCGCTTCCATCATAAATACTGCGGGTAGCGTATGAAATGTATAGGGTTGCGGCTCCATTAGCTAGGTATCACAAACTCGTTATTTGGTTCTGGATTTTTAACGGGGTTAGTAATTACAGAATCATACTGACTTGCAAATATCACATCCCATTTAGCTATTGGGCAAAGATCTTCAAGTTCTTTTTTAGTCCAATCACCTTCAGCTTTTGGGGTAAAGTTGGAAGTAGTTGAGCCGTCTGCGTTTGTTTCAGTAGCCTCAATTGATTCACGTTTAGTATTTGTGTAGTAATCCGCTTGGCCTTCAGTGCCTTGCTCGTATTTCATTTCAAGATTCCAACGAACTACCTTACCATCCTCGTTTCCTGGAACGGCTTGTATTAGTGTTCTCTTTACTGCCATTTTATTCTCCTATTCGCAATTGCAGTTATTAAGTTTTTCAGTCAACTCGTCCACCTTGTCAGACAACTCTTGGATTGCCTTAACAGCAGTCCAAAGAACAGCATCGGTTTTTACTGTTAACAAACCGTTATCTCTCACGGTGACTGTTTCTGGGATGACATTCTCTATTTCTTGAGCTATAACCCCAGTAACAACTTCTCCAGTAGGGTATTTTTCCTCTACATCAATTTCCATTTCCTCTTTTTCTCGATATTCAAACTGCCTAACCTGAACTTCATTTAAAGCATCTAATCCGAGAGTTGCATGAATTACGTTCTTTTTAATACGAATATCAGAGGTAGTTGACCATGTAGAAGAGTTTGCGCCGTTATAAGGTGTACCTCTACATACAAAAGTTTCACTGCCTCTTCCCGTCATGTTGTAACCAAACACACCTTCATACGTTATGTCGCTAGCAGAAGGATGTGCGTAGTTTCCTACTAAGGTGTTTCCAGTACCCGTGGTAAGGTTGTTAGTAGAAGAACCTGTTTCAGCTCCAATGCAAACATTGTGAGTACCTCCACTAATAATGTCTCCAGCGAGAGCACCAATACAGGTGTTATAACTGCCCGTGGTTAACGCTCCAGCAGAATAATATCCAGACGATGTGTTGAATGAGCCTGTTGTCATACTTTGACCACTCAATCCACCAGTCGCAGTATTGTAAGTTCCTGAAGTGACTGGGTTTAATGTGCCATAACCAAACCCAGTATTATAAATACCAGTAGTCGCTGTCGTTGCGTTACCTGCTACAGAACCCATAAATGTACACTGAGCGGCAGTCGTTATTGAGTGACCTGCATAATGCCCCACCGAGGTATTGTTAGCACCAGTAGTAGCATCTTCTTGCGCCCTATATCCAACAGCAGTGTTATTCGTAGCCGTGGTGTTAGCCCCAGCCGCCGAATACCCAACTGCCGTGTTACCCCCAACAGTAGCATTATTTAACGCATACATACCAACTGCGGTGCTTTCATCATCATCTGTGGTGCTTTCTAATGCTCTAAACCCAATTGCCACATTGTTTGATCCTGTGGTAATAGCTTCTCCAGCCTCATACCCCATACAAACATTATAATTTCCAGTAGTGCAGTCTTCTAAAGCAGCAAACCCGACAGAGGTATTTGCTCCTCCAGTGCTTACTAGCGCAGAGGCTCGATACCCGAACGCCGTATTAGAACCACCTGTTGTTGACTCTGTAAGCGCAATAGCTCCAACCGCCGTATTATAACTAGCAGTAGTTAACGCATCTCCAGCTTGATAGCCGACTCCTACGTTGTATGTTCCCGTGGTAACATTTGCTAAAGAACTATGTCCCACCGCCGTATTATAGCTGGCATTATTATCAAACAAAGCGTCAACGCCAACGGCAACATTGCTGCCGCCTGTAGTATTTGAGTATAAAGAGTCAACTCCGATAGCAGTATTGCTGGCTCCTGTGGTGTTGTTAACCGCAGAACGTCTACCGAAGGCTGCATTATTATAACCTGTTGTGTTGGCTCCTAGAGACGAAAGGCCAAAAGCCGAGTTGTTTGAAGCGGTAGTAGTTGCATCAAGAGCATTAGTTCCCACCGCTGTATTTCCAGCACCTGTGGTAATAGATAACATAGCTTGAAACCCGACAGCCGTGTTGTTATCTGATTCATCAGCACTGCTTAATGCTTGTAATCCAACTCCAGTATTTTGTGCGCCTGTAGTTAAAGCATCTCCAGCAAAAGCTCCGATCATCGTATTAAAAGAAGCTGTTGTAGCAGACATTAAAGCCGCATATCCAAGTGCGGTGTTTTTCGCGCCTGTCGTATTAGCCGTAAAAGAAAGAGATCCCACGGCGGTGTTATAACTTGCCGTCGTGTTTGCATCTCCGACAATGTAACCTACAAAAGTATTATCCTGTCCTGTGGTGTTAGCTGCTCCCGCCTCATATCCCACGGCGGTGTTTTGAACCCCCGAAGTGTTTGCATACAGCGCGTTTTTACCCACCGCAACCAAGTCACTTACAGTAGTCGCTGTAAATAATGCCGCTCTACCAATAGCTACGTTGTCATCGCCCGTAGAGATATTTGCTCCCGATCCTTGACCGACAGCCGTGTTTCGATTTCCAGTTGTAACGTCAGTAAGCGCATCAGTTCCAACTGCTACAGAGCTTCCTCCTGTTGTTATAGCGTCTCCCGCCCCTGATCCAATTAAAGTGTTAGAGGCTCCTGCTGTTACTGATTTTCCTGCCTCATATCCGACTGCTGTGTTAAAGGAATCTGACCCTACGTTTTGAGTCGCAAGAGCTGATACACCTACTGCAACAGATTTTGAGTCTCCATCTTCAGTTGATAATGCAGCAGACCCAATGGCTACGTTATTCGACCCAGTGGTTAATGCGCCACCCGCGTTGTCACCGACTAGCGTGTTGTCAGACCCAGTAGTCAACGCATCACCAGCAGCCTCACCTATAGCTACATTATCTGTGCCTGTGGTAAGCCCTGTGCCAAACGCACCTGAACCAAGCCCTACGTTGCCTGTACCGCCTAGTACATCGAGTACATCAGTAACCGCAGCACCTGAACCAGCACCGTCAGTTGCGATCATCCTAATCCCGCCGTTTGGTA